AAACAGATTTTACTACGTCCCAAGTTTTATCTAACAAGGAACTAGCAGAGGCCGACGCCTCAGAGGCTGATCTCTGGGCTACAGCTTCAGCGGCCACCGGATCAGGGGCTGAGTCATCACCAAAGATGGCTCCTATACCTTTGGAGATTAATCCGAATGGAGTAAGGGAGGCCACGGCACTGCCTACCTTAGACAACAAGGATTGTTCTTGTGCTTCGGCTCCTAGTACTGCTTGATCAACAACAGCAGGGTCTTCCTTTCCAAATAAGCCGGATATTCCTTTCCCTATGATACCTATTGGGGATACCATGGATGCGACATCAAGCACCTTGTCCAAGATAGATGGGGCTTCTTCCGCTCCGGCTGGAACCGTTGCTACTGCCTTGGCTTCCGCTTGTGCTACCTCCGATTCTTGTGTTTGTTGTTCAGGTGCCCATTGACCATGTACCTTGCTGGTCATCTGAGCTCGAAAGTTTCGTTTAGCCATCAAGTTAGGTTGCAGGTCGGCGGATTCGGCTTCAGATACCCAATTAGATCGCTCGGCGTATACCAGCTGGTTTGTTTTAAACTGGTCTCCGGCTACCCCAGCAGGTACTTCAGCATCTGAAATGTAGGACTGCATGTGGGTGTCCACCAGAGCTTTTTGTTCCTCTGGTGCCACACCATCTACCTGAGCCGGAATAATAGCCTTTCTCTTGGCGGCCTTCGCTTCTTCCTCGGTAGTACCGTCATCCCCAAATAATCCGAAAGACATACGATTGAGAAGGGATGGTGGTTCCACGTACTTAGGCTCTACCTTCGGTACCTCTTTTTCTTTCTTCTTTTTATACTCCTTACCCCCATCATCGTCACTGAAAAGGCCAAAGGTAAGGACATTCCCAATACCAGATACGGCATCGCTAACAGCAGAACCAACCCCATGAATACCCTTGGCGAGCGTATCTTCCCCGATAAACCCCCCAGTAAAACCTGATATGGCACCACCAAGACCGGCGGAGATATCTTCACCAAGGGAGGTTTTTTCGCCTTCTGCTTTTCCAAAGATATCAGCAGATCTGCTGATGGCAGAAACACCGTCAACAAGTGCCATGCCTGCCATAGCAATGGGTGCCGCTTTACTTAAAAGCGGGGCCGCTTTACTTAAAAGCTTACCAACGGGCCCAAACATTTTGCCGATCTTACGAAGAGGACCACCTCCCCCTGGAAGTGCTGGTTCACCCATTTTGTCTTTTAAGGAACCTAGAAGGTCCAAGCCTTTTGAGGCTAGACCTGAGAGAGACGCAACACCTTTTGAAGCAAGGCGACCAAGAGAACCACGTCCAGAAGATGCAAGACCTGCCAAACTCGCTTTACCTTTGGCTGCAAGTCCTCCAAGTGTGGACGTAACAGAGGAGGTTAAGGAACCGAAGGTTGTACGTGCTTGACCAGCCATTCCTGATAGGGAGGCGGTACCCGAAGATACGAGAGACCCTATTGAGGAAGTGACGCGAGAAGTAAGGCCACCCAAAGCCGTCATACCTTTGGAGGCAAACCCTTGGACATGTCCTACCATCTCCCCAAACTTGAGCATACCTTTGTTGCCCAGGTTTTTAATACTATCGAAAGCCGAGGTCACCATCGGACTGTTGGCTAGGCTACCTAAGCCATTTTGTACGTGACCCACCATAGAACCAACACCACGGGCGAGCTTATCTTTCATAGCCGTCATGGCCATGCCTACACGATTAGTGACACCAGCCGTCAAGGAACTGAAGGCCCCAGTGGCAGTATCCCTTACAGGACTCAAGATACCGCTAACCGTACTTGTAACCATGTTAGCCATGCCCCTGAAAGGGGCTGCCACGACGGATCCGATCTTACCTACAGCAGAGGTAAGCAGGGCCTCTAACATCGAGGACAGGGCTCCTCCGAAGGCCTGATCAACCATTCCGAGGGCGGGGCTGATCTGGGACAAGAGCAAGCTCATGCCGGTATTTGCCATCTCCCGGCCTTCAGCAACCAAACTGGGGTTCGCCTTAAATTTTTCTTGGAGCTTATTCTCTGTCAGACCTTCTGACAGTTGCTCGTTGGTCATGATGGCGCGGTCAAAGTTGGTATTGAGTTCCCGTAAACTGTGGAGGGTTTTTGCCTCTGTAGTTTTATCGGATACCCGGTCCATCACACGCCGAACTTCTTCCAACTGTTCTCTGTTTAGATCGGCACCATCTTTGGTGGCATCCCGCAGAGAAGCGACCTCAGACCCAAAATCGTCAAAAGTTGATAAGTGAGAAATAAATTGTTCTAGCTGTTGTTGTCGTACACCTGCGTCAACATCTTGGTTATCCAGCAAAGCTTGTGTCTGTTCTTGCAGATCCCGGATACCCCCTAGCTCCTGGAGGTGTTTCTGGTACCCGTCAAGTGTGGACCCAACAGTAGCAAGTTGTGCTTCGGTAAGGTTGCTTTGGCGTGAGAGTCGTTCAAGTTGTGCTACTACTTCCGGAGACTTGCCGGTTTCTTTGACATTCGACACAAGTTCCTGAAGCATAGTCATGCGGTGGGCGTTGTCAACACGTTGGTCCATGATGGTATCACGGTAAGCCCCAACGATGTCGGCCCCGCTTCCTTCCATACGATCTTGGAGAACGTCCATGTTCTCTGAAACCTGCCGCATGTGAGTGATAAGGGCGGCTGCTTGTTCCGCGTTTAGGGCTTCGCGGTCCAAGACTTTCTCTTGGTAGGACTGAGCATCCTGGTCCTCCATCAGTTCTTGGAGGCGCTCCATCGCCTCCATCTGACGAGTTAACAGGTCGATTTGTTCTTGGTTGTCGTCCTCTCGAGCGGTAGCCAACTCTTGCTCTAAGGTCAGCTTGGCTTCGGCATCAACCTGGATAAACTTTTCAGTAGTCTTTAGACGGGCTACTACAGAGGTGAGTTGTCGGTGGAGTTTTTCTGCCTCCGGAACAAAGATACCCCCGAAGGATTCCCCAAAGACTCCTCCAAGGGCATTACTGATGCTGTCGCTCACACCACCAAGGGTAGGAAAATCAGCCACCGAGATGCTTCCTCTCTTCCTTCATTTGCTTGGCCAAACGCTGAGCATAGAACAGGACCTCACCGTAGTCCAAGTTATCCAATCCAGTTATGTCAAGGCCCTGCATTCGGTACCCCAAACTGAACGCGATCTCGAATAGCGTCCTCCCCTTCACGAAAAGGATAGATGAGTGTTTCTTTTGCATCAATACGAACACTCATCTTACCTCCGCATGTTTTCTTCGAGCAGGCTGTTTCGTGGGGTTTCACACCATGAAAGAAATAATTGTCCAGGCTCTGCAGTACCCAGGACTCTTCCCCAACCGCGCTCTCAATGAGGGTATACGCCTCGTCAAAAGGTTTGTTCGTTACTTGGAGTGCCATCAACGCAACCTCATCATCGGGTTCGCGTAATGGCTCCCCTTCCTGGTCTGTCAACACCTGACCATCAGTACCACGTTGGAATTCACGTTCAGCGTATCCATCCTTGAGAGCCTTTAGATACCCCTCCAGCGTAATCGGAGAGATGTGAAGCTCTTGACCACCCACGGTAACGATAGCGGGCAGGGCAGGGGCCTGGATCTCGTCAAACGCGATATCGTCAAACTGTAAGGTTTTGGTCTGCTTTTGCTTACAGTGTGGGCACACCAGGTCCAACAAAAATTGCTGGGCACCCATCGTGGATAACTTTCGCAAGAAACACACATACAGGAAGTCCTGTAAGGTCATCTTCAGTGCGCCGTCAAAAGAGGTCTCTACTCCTTTAGCCAAAAACTGGAGTTTGTCATGGGTAGACATACCAGTGGATTGACCGAACTTTTTTATCTCTCCAAAGGAATACGGCCGGTAGGTAATAGTGTATCCTTTATCATAGGCTTTACCTTGGGACGGAAGGTCCTCCGGTTTGTTGAGAGCACTCGTCGGAAACCGATCCTTGTGAGGATCTGACGGAGTTTCGGTTACAGTAGTTGGCTTTACCTTGGGACTGCTAGGTATAGCCACGTTAGGATCGTTCCCTGTGCTCGCGGCGGCAGGGGATACCCCAGGGACTCCAGGTCCCATAGGTGGTACAAAAGTACCTGCCTTTTGTTCCGGTGTTGTCATATCGGCTCTCCTTCTCCTATTTTGTTATCGGCTCTACGTTAAAAAAAGTCCACTGACATTCGGGATATTTGGAATGAGACTGGAAAGGCTCGTGGACATTTGTGGGGCTACTCCACCCACACTACCTTTTTGCTTACCCTTACCCACAATAACGAAATCAAGCACCAAAGGCTCCGAGGAGGATTCACCGGAACCGTGGAACCCAAGTTCCCCTTCTGGGTACACCCAGTAATTAACGGTCTTGATGTTACTGTGGGTATGATCATACTTAGCGATCATGATGGATTTGACAGCACTCTCTACCCAATTTACAGTTGTCCGGTCCTTTGGGAGGACTTGATCATCTACCCATTCCTCAAAAAAGTCGGAGAGGGCGTGGCGGTCATTGTCCAGAAACATGATCTTCATCACAGGGGCACCACCGTTCCTTAATGGAATTTTATGCACACCCATGGAACTGTCGAAGTTAAATGACTCGACATTGAACAGGGGTTCCTCCACGTCAGTGGCGGGGAACCACTTATCAAAGGGTGGAGGAGCGTCAGGGAGTAGGATATCCCATAAGTAGGCCTTTCCCCAGTCAATAGACCGGACTTGTTCGATATGCTTTAAAAACAATGCCATACCATACTCCTTAAACAAAAAAAGGGCCAGCCAGGTTGGTGCCTCGCTGGCCCTTCTCGGGGTACTACTGTGATGCGAGGAGCTTTTACGCTCCAGCCGCCTGTGATCCGGATTGTGCGCTTGCCGTGGAGGCAGAAGTACCTGAGACACGACCACCACCACCACCGGACATTGGATAGTCCTTAAAATAGTGGTAGGTCAAGATCAGTTCGGGCCGCAGGATCTCCGAGTTTTCACCATCCAGTTCACCACCGGAAGGGTCGTACCCTTTGAGGAAGCAACCGATTACCTCATAACGCCAGATCGGTTCATCTTGCCGATTGAGGCGGAACAGGTTAAGAACCGCTTCTGTATCCTTACGCATCTCCTGGATACCGGTTCCTGTCTGCCAGACGGCTTCCCGCCATTTCTGGAACCAGATGTTCATCACGTTGTCGATGGTCTCAACAAACTTCAGGGTCAGGCTGTGGGTATAGTCATAGATACCTGGCTGTTGGATGTTGTGACCACGGATTTTGATCTCAATGTCTTGGCCATCATCCATCTTGGGGATTTCAGAGGACAGGCATTGGAAGTTCAAGGTTGGTGGAGTGGGAACCGACTTTGGCGGTGTCGAAATCTCCACATTCCATTTGTACATCGGAGCAAAATCAGGCAAGCCCCGAATGTTCTCAATAGTTGGTCGCGGCATATCGTGCTACCTCCTTTAAATCGACTGTTGGGCGAGCTTGAAGTCCATGCTCGTCCGAGTGATAATGGTGGTGAACTCGATGTACCGGATACCACGGATGGGCTTCACGAACAAGTCAACGTTCATGCGGTCGTTGCCAATGTCCTCTGGCGTGTTGTTGTCCTCGTTACACACGGTCATGAAGCCGTAGACACCACGCCGCGCCTTGATGCCTTCCATGTAACTGTTGATCATGGATTCAACAAGGGCACGAGACGCCACATCATTGAGTTCAAACTCGAAGTCTTCCAACGCTTCTGCGATGGCAGGCTCCAGAACGATCAACAGCAACCGAGTTGACAACTGATCGAGGTTGGACGGACGACCCAACAAAGTCTTGTCACCCCAAACCGCAATACCCTGACCAGGACGGAAACGAATTGGGTTGATACCCTTGTCAAACAAGAGGTCCATCTCACCTTCAAGGAACCGACGCCGAACATCCAGCACCAACAAAGTACCACGACGGGCACCAGCAGGCGGATACCAGATTTCATAGTTGGCAGCGGTTTCCGAAATGATACCACCGACGTAACCATCCGGGCTGACGTAGATCTGACGATCGTTGAACTTGTCCTCGATCAGCACATGCGGGCTGTACATCGCCGCATAGCTGGAACTGGCATTGAGTTGGTTGTCACGATAGTCGATGATCTCGTTGACGTAATCCGCGCTATCCTCAGCTTCGAACGGAACCGACAAGATGGTGATACAATCCTTGCGGGCTTCGCACAGCTGGATAAGTGCCAATTGGTAGCCTTCAGTTGCCCGGCCACCATCCATGAGCAGCGTCATTGGAGCATTGTTCTTGTTACTGAACTTGTCGAGGTTCAAGATCATCTCGTTGTCGGTAACAGGGTCGCCATCGTCACCAGACGCCATTTGAACAGGGGTTGTGGTGAACTCTGGCAAAACCTCTGGATCGATGGCAATGTTGTCAACGACAGAGATATACCGGCTGGCACGGGTCACGTCCTCAACGTAGATGTTGCGACCATAACCATCTTTTGTACCAGCAGTCCGGCTACAGACAAACCGCTCGACTTCGACACCATTTTTGATGACGTTGATACGAAAAGAGCCGGGTTCCTTCTCGTCATTGTCAAGGACCTCAACATACAGGTCATTTGCCCAGTCGCCTTGGCTAGCGCCTGTAATGAGCAGACACTCATTACCACCAAAAGCATAGGCTTCAGGGTCTTCAATACCGGCAGTCACAGGGATGGCGGAACCACCACCAGACTCCAAAATTGCAACACCGCCGTACAGCGAATTAATGGCAGCGCGGATGACCCAGAGTTTGTTGGACTTTGCCAGGAACGCAATAGCTGAGTAGTAAGCCAAGTCGTAACCGACTTCAATCCGCTCGTCAGGTGTAAACACCTGCAAGAACTGAGTCTCAGAAGCGCACAAGTACGGGTCACTCACAGGACCTTTCTTGGCGCCGGGAATAATAATACCACCGTACACGCCAGGGAATGACGGTACTTTTGTGGTAAGGTCGATCTCCCGAATATTGACCTTTGGAACACCAGTGGCTACACCCATGCCTTAAATCTCCTTTAAGTTGCCGGAACGGCAACTACAGTAGGTGGAACCACATCGAGCCGGGATTGGGCGATCTTCCGGGAGCGACCACGAGGAGGGATCATAATGTAATTCCCTTTCTCCGGGTCGCCAGGTGCAGGCTTTAACTTTACCCGCACCGGATGATCACGCCGACTCACGATAACAACCTTTTGCTCCTGAGCAGGAACAGGACTTTCGTCGGTCATGAAACGTCTCCTTCAACGTTATCCGTGGATTAACTCTACCTCCACTTTGTTCTTTGTGTCAGTATTGACCAATCGAACGGTCTGGAGGGTGTCTGGAAATACAAAGAGTCCTACAAGGGTGAAGTTGAAGGTCTGGTCTGGGGCTCTGGTGATCTCAACTTCAAGAGGAGCGGACGCAACGAGTGCAGTAACCTTATTGCTGTTGACAGAGGGATCCAGAATGTACCCACTGTCTTTGTCAATGGTTATGCACCGGCAGTCGGCTTCGCCTGCCACCTCTACAGCCAGCCTACCCTTGGTAAGATATCGTCGGGCACCAGAACCCTTTGATAGGTAGGCATCAAGCCTTAAAACAATAGTACTCATGTCGTTTGCAACCGTAAATTGAGGTGTTTAACCAATGGCACGTCCCGGATGTCTCGTGGGTCATCGTTAATGAGATATCCACGCACTGAGAGGTTGCCAACGAATTCAAAAGGCCCTGGGGATGAAAGGTCCCCTTCCTGGGTGGGTACGGTTAAAGACGGATCCAACTCGATACCAATATCGTAGTCAAAGTCCATGTACCCAAGCTTGAAGTCTAAACGGTTTCTAATATGAGCAAACGTCCACCTGGTGTTAAATGTCATCACCTGGTTGAAATTATCGGTAATAAAATGGAGTTCGATGGCATAGGTAGTAGGAATGGCTGCTGTGATTTGGGCTTCTGATCGGTCAGTATTAAACCTATTCATCATACCCAGACGTGCCATCTCATGTGGGTTCCGAGACTTACCATCATCACTTTTGGTTGATACACCCATTGTTACCAAACGCAGGTAACAAAAGGGATACTCGGGTTTAACACCTGTTCTCAACAACTCTTGTACGTTCTCTGCTGTGGAAAAGATGGGTGGTTTCACAGCAAAGTCCTGAGCTATCATTTGCTGGAGACCAGCAAACACATAGTAGGATAGTGGTTGTATCTTGGTGGTTGTCTCTTCGGTCATTATAAGGACCTACAAGCGGGTGGAGCCGCAAGGGACCCCACCCACCTAAGGTTTTACTTTTGACGCTGTTGGCGCCGCTTCTGATGCAAAGCCTTGGCATTGGCCTGGGCACGAGACAAACGGCGTTTGGCGCTGGCGGTCAAGGCAGTGGAATCCTCTTCGAGGTCCATTTCCTCATCCTCACCAACGTCCTCTTCCTCCATTCCTTCATCATCGCCGGCCATATCCATGTCGTCCATTTCCGGATCGAGTTCAAGATCTTCCTCCATTTCGAGGTCCAGGTCATCCAGACCCAGATCGTCCTCGGCTTGGACACGGCGTTTGGTGTGGGCAGTGGCACGGGCCAAAGCCTGTTGGTTGGCCTGACCCAAAGAAGCCAGCAGGGCGCCAGTTTTCTTGGATTTGGCGGCTGCAAGCAGATGCTTGCGAGCCAGTTTGGATTGTCCCTTCCGGATGAATCCAAGGGCAGCAATCACATGGTCGAGTTCACGACTATACGCTTTGAATCGCATGGTTATCTCCGTTCACATTCTCAAGGGTTACTCACGCTCGCCTTTGGCGACGGAGCGAGCGTTGGCGATAGCCATGCTCATCAGTTCGGTCATGACCCAACCGCGCCCAGGAACCTTCTCATGGGTTTCGTCGATGGGCTTGGAATCCACACCACCACGATCAGTGTACTGACCATGGTTGGTTGCATCCCCGATAATGTACATCTCACCGCGAGACAAAACCTTGTGTTGCGGATGACGGAAGGCGTCGGAGATGACCTCCATGCCCAGGATGGTACCGAGTTTCCCGGTCTTGAGCAATTCAAACTTGCTCACCTGGTCGATGATGGTTTGAAAACCTTCGTCGGCCACCACATCCTGCCAGATGTCATTGGCGATAAGCCAGTACAAGGCAGGGATACCCCACCGAGTAACCTGGTTGGACATGGCACCCAAAGCCGCTGGAGTCATAGTACCGACAACAGTGCTCATGGTGTTGACGACGTTGACGGTGGCATTGGCTAGACGCAACCACACCCGGTCCTCTTCTACCATGACACCCTCAAGGGCTTCGAGATACTTCTTCTCGAGGATGTCGGTGTTGGAGCGGGCGATGTCACGCTGCTCGATGAAGGGCCGGCTGGAAATGTAAAACTCTGGTGGGTACAGGACGGAGTCACGTACCAACTGGGTTTCGATTTTGACCGGCGAGGTCGAAACGATGGCCACGACGTTCTTTTGATCCACGTCAATCTGTGGAATTTGGCCTTGCCCCAGGTCTTGGCGAAGCATGAAGCGCCGCATAAAGCCTTCGCGGTTGCTGGTCATGTAAATCTCTTCGGCCAATACTTCACCGAGAGACGCCAATTCCGCGCGGTCTTCAAAAGCTGCCAATACCATCTCACGATGGGCGGCCGCCAGCTCTTGCCGCTGTTGGGCTTCAGATTCGGTCACCACATCGCGACCGCTGGTCTCGATATACTTGGCCAGCTCTGCAACTTTCCGAGCCAGCTCTTGGTTGGAACCAGCATTCACATGACCGTCTTGTCCAACAAAACGCTCAGTGGTACCGGGAAGACGCAAGTCTGTTGCCAGAACCTGCTGTGAGGCACCAGCATGTTGAAACTGGACCCCACTGTAAGGATTGTTTTTACGCTTACGCATAGTTTATCTCCATTCTCCTTGGTGTGGAACCCGATTACCGAAGTACCAGGCCCAGCGTGGGGTCTGCCGCCGTGGGAACCTGAATGACGAAACCGTTCACAGCAGTACCGCTTCCGGCCGTGGTGAACAGTCCTCCGGGACCGAGTTTGACCTCGGGATTGGTTCCACTCCAATCCGCAGCCGTATCATACTCGGTGGTGTAAACATCGCCCTCGGTAATGGTACCCACTGAGGACATGAAAGCTGCGGCTGTTCCACCGGGAGCTTCATCGCCTTGCAGCAATTTGGCTTCCTGAACGTTGGGAACATACTTGGACCGCACCTGAACTGCGTCACCCTCTGCCCCGCCAGGAACTTCGATTTCTTTCCCTGTGATGGTATAATTGGCAGGAGCGATAGTGGTGCCAGCAGCATCCAGCACACGGATTGAACCGGCAACCGGTTCATGCGGGAGCATGGCTTTTTTGTTGGCATCGAGCACGACATCGGCCACTTCAGGCATCAGCTCGACATTGATGGTTTGAGCGATAGAGACGCCGGCGAAAACTTCGTCAGCCGCCCCGGTTGATGGACGGACGCCGAAAACGCCATCCATCAGTTCGCCAATGAGAGCTTGCCCTTCGGCAGTGATGGAATATCCATCTGCCACGGGCCGCTCAACACTGTCACGAAAACGACTTTTGTCCAGTTGCAACATGGTTGAAACTCCTTATAAACAGTTTTGAGTGGCCCTATTACCGGCTAAACAGGTTCTGGCCCGCCTGACTGGTAACGTGATGACGGATATCCGCAACGGACCGGGGTGGTTCACCCGTATGGGAATGAACGGCTGCTTTACCATTCAAACGCCTTGGGCGAGATGGGCGCAAAGAGGCCTCAAATCGTGACTCCAGAGGGGCATCCTCCAGGTCATCCTCGGTGAACTCTTCTTCCAACTCCAGTTCGTCGTCTTCGGTTGGTTCATCCTCCGCCAATTGGTAGTTGGTACCTTGGATGGTGTCCGCAAGTTCGTTACGAACGTCCTCGGATTTACCCAACAACTCGGTAGCTAACGCCAACAGCGTGGTGTTGTACTCATCCGAATGGGCAGAAAAGACTTGATCAATCACCACGTTGGGACTCTTCATGCCGGCTTCAACCAGTGACTCATACAACTTGGCTTTCAGGACATGAACACGATCTTTGAAAAAGCCTTTATTCAAGCCAGCAGCAGCAATCTGGAGGCACTGTTGCAACACCGCCTGGGAATCTGCCATTTCCTTGCGGATGATCTCCCGTTCGGCAGTAACCGCTTCAGAGATCTTGAACTTACGGAGGTGAGAGCCGGACAAAGCCACCTGAGTTTTGGTAAAACCAAAATCGTCAAGCGTTTTGTCCAAACCAGCTGTCGCCATGGATTGACGGATTGACTTGAGGAAAGCTTGCTCTTGGAATAGATCCTCGTTGTCACCAGCATCGGCTTGTTTCAGTCGAGCAATGGACACGTCTCCGACGTAGGCGCAGATGGAACTCTTACCTGCACGGACGAAAACGACCTTTCTATCAGGGGCGGAAGCCAAAGCGAGCTCAGACAAGTTCATCAAAACCTCGTCTTCTTCTTCGGGCTCACCACCTACATCATCCCCACCAATGTCGGATTCACCATCAGCGGTGTCACCTTCGAGAGCGGGATCTTCAGTTGGTTGGTCTGTGTCATCGACCATGGGATCTTCGGCGGCGGGTGGCTCATCATCCTCAGCAACGGTTTCAAAAAGGATGTCGTGAGAGCACACCACGCAAGCCATATAACCTTCCAAGGCTTTGGCAGTGGTGTCGGACAGAATGTTACGGTTTTGGCACCCTGGGCATTGGACACTTGACAGTTTACTCTCGTCTGCCATGGACTCGACCTTACGGCCACCCATGTCATTGACAGTAATCACACTATCACTCCCGCAATGTACGCAAAATGGTTTGATGTCTGCGTTGGTTGCGAAAGTAGTGTCACACCCACGGCACTTGTGCGCCGTAACTTTCAGTCCTGTTGGCACCGCGGCCTCGGAGGCAACCACGACCGAAGAAACAAGATTCTGGCCATGGAGGCTTTCACCCGCCGTGACCTTTTTCCGACGTTTCTTCATGTGTTTCTCCTTACACGCATGTGTGTTTCAAATGTGTACTAGGACCCTTTGCATACTTACAGACTTGGGCACCGCCGAAGGAGCCAAGCTGACTTGGGATAAAATTAGATTGTGCAAAAATTTGACCTCGATTTAAGGCCCAGGACCGAAAATTTTCCAGGGATGAAAAAATTGGGAGAGCTGTATAGCGTGGAATGCGCGTCAAAAACAGGTGCCAAACCAAACGGATACGAAAAATGCGCCTCCACGTGCATTTTTATCTTGACGGCACCGGAGGGTTCATATACAATGTAGGTGAAGATTAGGGAAGAGAGCAGGGGCAGGCAGGATGCCATAGGCCACAACCCAAACGTAGGAGCGGTAAACAGATGAATATCCAAGCATTGATCGCAAGCGGCGAAAAACTTCGCAAAGTCAACCACATCCCGACCAACAAGGTCACGATTCAAAAAGTTCAGATTAATCCCAAGGACAGCACCAGGGCCCGCATCGTTGCCCGAGTCGAAGGAACCGGTGAAAACTACGAAGTCCAGATGGTTTTTGACAAGGTACTGATGACCGAGACCAAGAGCCGGCGGTA